CATTTTTAAATTAGAGGTTAATTGTTGATTAACTTTCATACTTAAATAGTAAGCTAATCCAGATACCATACAAGGTATAAAAGTATAATAAACATCAGCGGTATTGGTATAAGCACCCGCATCTTGAATCTTTTTAATATAATAATATTGCAATTGATAACTGGAACCCGAATGTAAAGAATCCGGTGTTTGATATAAATAAACAACAGGATTATTTTGTCTATCAACATAATACTGAGAAGGAACACCTTGTGATAATTTGTTAGGAATTGCTGCATAAGTAGAACGGTCAATCTTACTGAGTGTTTGATCTACAGGTGCCGCAGGTGTTGAATTATTGCGATAATACGCTTCTAACACATCACTACAATCAGAAGGGGTTGTATAATTAGCTTGTCCTTGAACTAAAGTATCTGTTTGTAAAGCTACTTTCCAAAGATGAACTCCTCTATTTCCCCATTCTGAAAATAGGATGTTGAGAGAACGACGAGCGCTTTTGATATCATATCCCGAACGGGAGCTTCTAATCGCGCAACGCTCGTACGCCTCTTCAATTATATCATCGATTTCTAAATCGAAAGATGTGGTTCCTGATGTGGCCATTACTTATCGATAAATAATGTTACAGATACATTAGAAATAGCTGTTGAGCCAATTCCATCTGCATATAAAACACCGTCTTCAGGAAGATTTAATGTTTCTGTTCCACCTGCTCCAACTTGTACTTTTATATAAACACCTGTTGATGTAGATGCAGCAGTTGTCGCTCCAGTCGCATCTAATGTATTTATAATAGCACTTCCGGAAGAGCCGGTTGACTGAACCATTAATCCACGAAGACGAGTTCTACCAGTAAATGCTACACCATCGGTTGTTAAGACAACCGGTTTAACATCTGATTTATAACTCATATTAGGCTCCTTAAATTTTATGTGGGTCCGAAGACCCACATAAATTAATTAATATTAAGTGTCACTAAACGGTGTTGCTAGTGATCCAGAACCAAGTAACAGTGAGTTATGCACTAAATATTGTGCACTTTGTAAAGCTGTTATTTGAAGAACTGAACCAACAATACCGCCGGTTGTAGTACCATTCATTGATAATACGTCATTGGATGCGCCAGGGAAGAAAGTAGAAACTGTACTTCCGGATAATCCGATTGCACATGCACCAACAAATTTATCTGTACCATCAGTAACAATCTGAATATCAGTAGCTGTGATATCTACATAGAAATACCAGCTAGCACCAATGTTACTTAAGTTGTTATAATCTGTTGGACCAGCTACTGCTGAGTTTGCAGTATCCTTAATGCTTGGTAGTGTAAAAATACCGTCAGCATCTTGAAGTAATAAGATTCTTCCGGCATGATCATTTACTGTTAATGTTGTATTAGCAGTAAGTGCTTTTGTAATTCCTGGGCCAGTGGTAATAAAACCATTTTTAGATATGACTGGTCCTGAAAAAGTTGAGTTTGCCATAGTTGTTAACCTCCTAGTTTTTGAATACTGTCTCTAGGCCGTCGACTATACGCGTCAGTATTCTAGTTAATTGTATAGTGGTTAAAATACTATAGAAATTTTTCTATGAGCGCAAGTAATCTATTTAATTGGAATAAATAAAGGACTCTCATATTTATCTAAATCTCTCCATCTCAATTTTGCTACAACTCTTTTGATACGTTCTTCAATCGATTTCATTTCAAGAGTTTCTTTACCAGCAGACAAATATTGAGAATTCCACTGAGATTCTAGCTTGATTTTCTCAGCAATAAGGGACTGTGATAGAGCGGTCATTATATACCTCCTTCGATATATTACTAAACCGCCTTAATCTTATACTCTTTTTTCCCATAAAGTCAAGAGAATATCCCATAAAAAAAGGGGCCCGAAGGCCCCTTTTAAAAGTAGTTTTCTAGTACGTATTATGCACCAGGTGATCCGAAGATACCTCTAAAGTCAGACCAACCGAAGCTGTATCTCTCTCTAGCTTTGTATCTCATGTTACCTGTATCAAAGTCACCTTCCATTGCAGTTTTGATAGGTGATCTTTCGAAATGCTTCATACCGTTTGGTACGTCTGTCTTAATGAAGAACGCATCATCATCAGTTAAGTAGTGGTTGACTACATAACCTTGAGGAATCATCCCCATGTTTCTGATTGCGTTAACATCATTGTCAGCAGTTCCGACTCTGTTAGCAGAGTTCATTAGTCTGTCAGCGGTGAATTGTAATGCTGAAGGAATGATTAATTTCACACCTTGAGCAGCAATCTTTAGACCTCTTTCATCTGTGAAAGCAGCAATGTCAATTAATGACTGCTCTAAAGATGTTTCGTTAAGGTCAGCAGATGTTCCTAATTCGTTGCTTACAGTACCACTAATTGTTGGGTGAAGAGTTGAACAAAGTTCTTTTCCATCTCCGCCTAAGTAATTAGTGTTGAACGCATTGTTTAATACGTTAGCAGCTTTCACTTGCTTTGTATTAGCCATAGAACGGGCAAGAGCCTTTGTGTATCTAGAAGCTAATCTGTCATACAAGTTATCTTCAATTGCTTCCTCTGTGATAGAGAATGCAAGAGCGATTGTCTCGTGTGTATAACGTGAAGTGAAAGTTTCTTGTGCTTGGTCATATGCAATGCCGGCACCTTCTGCTTTTACTGCTGCGTTAGCAAAACCTGATAACATTACTTCTTCTTCGAATGCTCGATCAGAAGTTTCTGTATCAAAGATTTCAGCGTGTTCGTTTTCGTACCTTTTGTACTCCAGGCCAAATAGTGCATTTAAACCCGGCTCTAGCTCTTTAGCTAGTTGTGATCTTGATATAGCCATAATTTAAATCTCCTATATTAGCTGTTGACCTTTAGCAATTTTCACAATGAAGTTTTCGCTAGCTGCTGCTACTTCATTTGTTGGATCACTATCAAGTCCCACGATTAACATTTGACCACCTGTAGATGAAGCAAGATCCAATGTCACACCGGAAATACCGTTTATGCTATCGCCTGCTGCATAGTTAATGTCAAATGCAGTACCGACAGATGTAATACCTGTAGCAGTACCTGTTGATTTTACTAAGTACAATTGATCAGGATCATCGATGATGAATGCCTTGATCTTACCTTCAGTCACAGTTGTTTGTGTGTAGTTGTTTCTGAAAGTTGGTTTGCCTGTTGATGGGTCGCTTTCAATTAAGCATCCGTTAAAGACACCTAAGATACTACCAGTTGCGGATGATTGTACGGGTACAATGTATCCACCTGATAGAGCTACCAAGTCACCCTGAAAGATAGAAGATGCTTGCGCACTTGCTATTTCATACTCAGATTGACTCCCAGCTGCATATGCTCCACCAACTTTGCCTAATGGTCTTAAACCAAAGGCTGTTGTTGAGTTTGCCATATTTTTATACCTCCTAAAGTATATAGCTGGTAGCCTAAGAAATAACTAAGAGATTAGTTTTTCTTTGAGCCACCAAAAGTTACACGACTCTGCCTATCTTGGTTGATAGGCATGCTTGGGTGCTGTTCCTTCAAGAGATCGTTGTTGACAGCGTCTTCACGGTCTTTTGTTCTACTATTATAGTAGTCCTCCCGTTGCTTCGCGAGCTCTTCCGGTATCCTTGCCAGCACAAGGCCACCAACTCCTATTACTCCTGCGTATTTACCCTCTTTGAGGACTGGATAATTTTCTTCAGGGTATTGGTCTCCTCGAACAAATTCCCAACCAGAACGTAATTTTCCGGCTGCGTTTTTAGTATCGTCAAAACCCATACTCTCGACTCTTATCCAACGTTGACGGTATCCGTCAGGCGCAGGTGGTGCGTCTAGTGATGATGGGGGAGTCCAAACTTGAGGTCTAACATCTTTAGCCCTAGTTTCACTCGCGCGAGAAGTCTTGTCTATTTTTTTATCTTCCATATGCTTTTACGCCTCCTTCGCGATTAATTGTTTCGCATATTCTTCAAGTGGCACACCTAATCGCTTAGCTATTGCTACCTGTGAAGGTGTGAGTTTCACAGTTTTGCGGCGTCCTGTGGTAGCTGGACGTTTGGCTGATGCTACGGTTTGAGAAGGTTTCTCTTTTGTAGTATTTTCTGTTGTAGCAAATTTATGGGGAAATTCAAGCTTTATTCTTTTATCTACTTCCGCATAATATTCATCACTACTAGGATCATACCCTTCATCTTCTGTCAACTGCTTGTGAATATCAAAAGCAGTATAAGTCATCGCAGAATCGGTACCAAACCAAGGGTTTTTCTCGGCCCAGGACTCGGCTTTCGGGTCCATTGTTTGAGCAGCTTGTCTAATAGTCTGAGCATTCGCATACGATTGTTGCTGTTGCTGAGGATAAACAGGCTGTTCTTGAGCAGGTTGTTCCTTTGGTTGACGTGATTTCACTTGATTAAGTCTAGCAGCATCCATTGTTAATCGTGCTATATCAGTCTGTGCAGCGATTTGGCCGTCTACATCTTGATTATCAATAGCATTTTTTAATTTGATTTTTGCTGCTTCTAGATTGGATTGAACTCGATTTTCAAATTCTGATACATAGTTTGTATCTAAATCTTTAAATCTTGACTGTAGCTGTTTTTGTTGTTGAGCTATAGATTGTGCATAAGCAATCGCCTCTTCTTTTTGACGCTCTGCTTCACGCATTTTTCGAGTGAGTTTAGCAATACGTTTTTTAACGCCTTCGCTATACTCGCTAAGTTCATCCTCTTTTTTCTCTTCTTTATCTTCTTGTTCTTCCCCTGAAGCCGTTTGTTCTTCTTGAACAACGTCTAATTCTTCTTTCTCTTCAACGACCTTCGGTGAATCTAAATCAATTTCTGCACCTTCGGTCTCGCCAACATCAATCATTGGCTCTTCTCTTTTCAGTTCTTCAGGCATAGTTGTCTCCTATGTTTTTATATATGGTGAAGGATATCCTCGGGGTTATTGATAGTTCCAAGGACTTCATCATCGTTTAGTAAGCGCACCTCACCACCTTCAATTGGTAATCGTGAGCCTGCGTATCTGGCGAAAATAACCCAATCGCCTTCTTTACACCAGGGACCTGATGTAAACTTTTCTGTATCTTGATAACATAGTGGTCCCATTTTAATAACATAACCACAGTTTGTTGCGATACGTAACTTATCTAAAGATTCTTGTGCAATAATAATTCCACCTTTGGTCCTATCTTTAGGGGTAAAAGGTAAAACTAATAATCGCCAACCGGATGGTTGTGGTAGTTTTGATACTTGGTCCTCGGTAATATTTTCCGCTCGGACCTGTTTCTTTTCTTCTTCTTTTTCTTTTTGCTCTTCCTCCCTGTACTTCTCTTGAAGTGCGTACTTAGTCATCTTTATGCTCCTTACGATCTAGCAGGTTAGAGAGTTCCTGTTGTGTTTGTTCAAAGGCTTGCACCTTTCCGATAAGATACTTGTATTTGTCCATGCTGTCAACACCTGTCATGATAGTATCTTTGTGGTCTTGAATGACTTCTTTCAAATACTTTTGAAGTCGATAAACGACATTTAATTCTTCCATAATTTTTCCTTTCGTATATTTTTATATCATGAACGACCCTAAAACAGAAGCCGAAGATTTAACAGTAATTGTAGAATTTGATTTTGAACTACCGACTATTCACTAAGTAAACGGTCTAATTTCTTATTAATTTCCGTAATTTGATTTTTAATAACCGCAATATCTTGCATCATTACTTCAATATTATCGGTCTTTTTTTCTAAAGCTTGAATCTTTTCACCCCACATACCCCAAGATACAAGGAAACCACCAATGATGATGATATAGGGAGCTGCGAGTTTGATATCAATCTTCATACTTCTTTATACCATTAATGTTCCATTTTGCGAATACTTTTTACAAAAATTCTACCTTGAATTTCTTCTAGTTCCGCCTCTACCTCACCACAAGTAATTAATACCGTGGGACCCATATTACGTTTCATTAGACGTTTTTTCTCTAAACAATCACTAATACTTTCTGTATAAGTGTGCTCTAATAATTCACCATTGCCACTAAATAAACAAAGAACAATGACCACTTTCCACATCAGTAGCCCCCGTTTCCATTACCGTTTGCAAACTTAATTTCTCTTGTTGCATCTTTTAATTTTTCAACATCTTTTTCTAGTTGGTCTACCATTTCCTCTAAATGTTTAATCATAATCTTCGTGTCAGCATTTTCATCTAAAGTCGCTTGTTGTTTTTCAACTTGTCCCGATAAGAATTCTAATAACATATATTGTTCGTCATCCGCAGGTAGATTACCCATTAAACCTCTAGGCCATTTAATTCGAAATTCTGTGTTTAACTCCACATCTTTTTCCATTAATTCTAATCGGGTAGAATGTTGATTAAGGGTTTCGACTATTCCAAAATAAGCATAGACTCCCAGTGCCACCGCAGTGACAATAGAAACTAAGTTTCGAATAGGCATGCCTACTGTTGTTTTGTCACTTATTTCCATTTTTATTAACTAAAAGAACTCA